GCCGTGACGATTGGGTCGTGTCATTCAGCATGGCTATTTTTTCTTTGATAGGCGCGTACCGCGTCCCATTCACAACTTAGGAGGGCTTGGATCATGGGTTCTACTCGCATGCTTCGCATCATCATCCACTGGACTGCAGGCGGCTCTCTGGCCTCCGACATTGATCGGAAGCACTACCATATAATGGTGCAGGGCGATTGCTCGCTTGTGGTTGGCGATGAGGAAATCGCAGACAATCTGATAACTTCTGATGGTGACTATGCGGCTCACACGCTCCGCCTCAATACCGGCTCTATCGGGGTGGGTTTGTGCGGTATGATGGATGCCGTTGAGAGCCCCTTCGATGCAGGTGCGGCTCCGCTCAACGAGGCGCAGTTCATGGCAGCCTGTCGCGTTATTGCCGGCCTTTGCCTTGAGCATGGGATTGCGGTCACGCCTCAAACGGTCCTCACCCATGCCGAAGTTGAGCCCAACTTGGGCGTCGCGCAGCGGGGCAAGTGGGACATTGCTCGGCTGCCATGGCGCAACGATATCCGTGGCGCTCGGGCCGTTGGTGACTATATTCGGTCGGTCATTGCCGAAATGGCTGGCGTTGGGGCCCCACCTGAGAATGCGCGGCCGTTGCTACGCTTTGGTGTCAAGGGCGTAGCGGTTGCCGAGCTGCAGATGGACTTGGCGTCTGTGGGCTATTTTTCGGGCCGTCAGGATGGCGACTTTGGGTCGCTCACGCGCGCGGCTGTGCTGGCATTCCAAGCGGATCAGGGCTTGGTCGTTGATGGCGTTGTTGGATCGTCCACCTGGGCGGCTCTTGCTGTCGCAGAGCAGCGTCCTTTGCGCGACGTGGATCCTGCGGAGATTGAGGCGAGCTCTGGCATTGCCACTGATGCGCGCATGTCGGCACGCACAGGCGATGTTGTGGGCCTTGCTGGGGTTGGGGCCGTGGTTCAGCAGGTAACTACTGCGACGGGCTCGCTTGGCGACGCTGCTGGCGTATTGGAGCGTGTGACGTCCGTTGTGATGTCAAACCTGCCTGTTTTCATTCTCGGGGCCGTTTGTCTGGTCGCTTGGTTTGTTTTCCGCACACTGTCGAAATCGCAGACGTCGCGGCGTGTTCGGGATGCGCGCGAGCACCGGAGCCTGTCGCGATGATGGGTACGTTGGCGGGATGGGTCATGCGGTCGCGATCGGGTCGGCTCATCATGGGCGGCGTTGCTCTGTTGGCCGGCGTCGCTGTTTGGGGCGAGGTGCGCGAACAGCGCGGCCGCAGTTCCGAGCGGCAGGACGTAAATGTCAAAACTTTGGAAAACTTACGGAGGATGAATGATGCGGGGTCAAATGTTGATCGCAGTCGCGGTGGGCTTTCTAGCCGGCTGCGAGACGGTAAGTTCTGAAGCTCTACCGCCGGTGCCGGTCTATTCGCCGGCGGTGCAGTCTCGCGCTGCCATTGAGCTAGAGGCATTGCCTGTCGGGTCGTGCCTCGAGTTGTTGCTCGGGGATTATGCCGTGATGCGCGAGCAGCTTCGGGTTTTGAAGTTTAAAGCGGATGCGGCGTGTGGCGATGCCGAGTGATCGATCTGCGCTTATGGCTCGGCTGGTAGATCATGGGTCCTCCCTGGCGGGGGTACCCTCTGTGGGTGTTCATTGTCGCAAAAACACATTTGTGAGTGGTTTTTCAAAAAGCCATTTCGTTTCGTTTTTTTTTGGAGGATGCCATGTCTGATGTCGTAATGTCTGATGCGATTGAGTTTGCGGCTCCGTTCGAGTTGGACCTTGGCGACTACGCCGCGCACACACATTCGCCAGAACAGATCAAAATGATTGAGCGGTCGCTGGTAGAGTTTGGGCAGGTTCGGCCGTTGATGGTTGATGAGGCCGGTCGCGTTATCGCCGGTCGTGGCGTGCTTATTGCGGCGCGCAATCTGCGGCTCAATCGCGTGAGTTTTGTGAGCGTGGCTGGGCTTTCGAGTGAGCAGCTGCGGCTCTATGCGATCGCGGACAACAAGATCGCTGAGGCGTCGGGTTGGGATGAGGAGCTGTTGCGACTTGAGCTGGGGGAATTGCGCGAGCTTGGCCTTGATCTGACTGTCGCTGGTTTTGACGAGGACGAATTGAAAACCATATTTTTGGGTCCGGATGGGCTTGAGGAGGATGGTTTGACCGATCCGGATGCGGTCCCTGAAGGCGGCGAGGGCTATGTGACGAATACCGGCGACGTTTGGATTTGCGGTCCCCATCGGGTTATGTGTGGCGATGCGACGGTCCTGGACGATCTGGAAACGCTCACGGCCGGCGTTGCGGTTGAGATGTGCTGGACCGATCCACCTTATAACGTGAATTATGAAGGCACCGCCGGCAAAATCCAGAACGACAATATGGAGGCGGACGCGTTTGCGGAGTTCCTTCGGGACGCATTTGTTTCTGTGTTCGCTGTCTTGGAAGTTGGCGGGGCGATCTATGTTGCGCATGCGGACACCGAAGGTCTGGCGTTTCGCAATGCGTTTGCCGGTGCTGGGCTTAAGCTGTCGGGATGCCTGGTCTGGGTTAAGCCTTCGCTGGTTCTCGGGCGGTCTGATTATCAATGGCGGCACGAGCCGATCTTGTATGGGTGGAAGCCTGGGGCGGCGCATCGCTGGTATGGCGGTCGCGCCAATACGACGGTCCATGAATTTGAGGCGCCACCTTTCGTCATTGCGCCGGATGGATCGGTGCACATCGATGCCGGATCCGGCACGCTGCGCATCTCTGGTACCGATCTGATGGTGGAGGAGTTGGTGGGCTCAGTCGTTCGCCATGAAAAGCCGGCGCGAAATACCGAGCATCCGACCATGAAGCCGGTCGGTTTGATCATGGATTTTCTGAAAAACAGCAGCCAGCGCGGCGACATTGTGCTCGATCCGTTTGCCGGCTCGGGCTCGACGCTCATTGCTGCGCAAAAGATTGGCAGAAACGGGCGCATGTTGGAGCTGGATCCGCGCTTTGTGGACGTCATTGTTCGCCGGTGGCAGGACTTCACCGGCCAGACGGCCGTGTTGGAGCGTTCTGGCGAGACCTTTGCCGAGTTGTCAGCGAAACGGGCGGCTTAAATGGCGCGCGCACTCCGATATGCTCCCAAGGGTGGGGTTCGACGGGTTGGGCATCGCACCGGCTCGGCTGCGGACTCGATCGGTGTGTTGCGTGATGGGGTCCACGTCACCGGTGTGACGGCTGGTCAGTTCAGTTCGATCGATGCGCTGGAGCATATGATCAACGAGTTGGGGCCGGCGTTCGCTTGGGTGTCGACCTGGACAACGGGTCTTTATGACGTTGAGCGCGCGGCCGAGTTGGTGAAAAACGAGCGGCTTTTGGGTGTCCGGATGCTGCTCGATCGCGGCACGTTTGAGAAATCCCCCACTTTTGCTGGTCCCTTGATTGAGGCGCTTGGTGTCGACGCGTTCCGGTGTCTCGGGGTCCATGCAAAGGTGACGGTTTTGGTGGATGCGGATCTGCAGCCTCTTGCGGCCATGCGGTCGTCTATGAATTTGAACAAAAACCTGCGCACCGAGCAGTTCGATCTGTCTGTCGATCGTGATGTCGCGGGTTTTTATGCCGATTGGTTTGAGGGGCTTTGGGATGAGGCGGGCGTTGGTGCTTCAAATGCCGAAATCATCAAGGCGGTCTACGATCGTTGGGTCTATTCGGGCTCGTTTGTCGCTGAAGGCGCGCAGGAGGCGGATGGTCCGATCAATCTTCTTGGTCTTGAGCTGGGCGATGTCTGATGGCGGCGGCTCCCACCTATCCGGTCGCGGTCATTGCTCAGTTGCTAAAGCTGACCGAGCGGCGCGTTCAGCAGCTGTCGGTGGAGGGTATTATCCCCAAGCCGACCAAGGGCAAGTATCAGCTTGCGCCATCGGTGCAGGGCTATGTCGGGTATTTGCAGAAAGTTGCGGCCGCCAAACCGCAGGACGCCGAGGGCCTCGGGGCCGAGAAGCTGCGCCTGATGCGCGCTAATGCCGACCTTGCGGAGATGGCGGTTCAGAAAGAGCGGCGCGAATTGGTGCCGGCGGCTGAAATCAGCGCGGCATGGGCGGCTGTGTCGTCTGAAATCCGCAGCAATCTCTTGAATGCGGTTCCTACTCGGGTCGCCTCTGGCATCAAGGGGCTGCGCGCGGATGCCAAGATCAGGCTTGTGGTGCGCTCGGAGATCATCGCGGCGTTGTCGGCTCTGTCCACTTTGGACGATGCCGCGGTTCTGGGGGGCGATGATGGGGTTTAGTCTTGGCATCCGTTCGTCGGTCCTTGCTGCGCTGAAGGCGCTGGCACCGCCACCTGACCTGAAGCCGTCCGAGTGGGCCGAGCGGTCGGTCTACATTCCTGTCGGCAACGCCATCCCTGGTCTGATCAAGTTCGACAATGCGCCCTACCAGCGTGAGCCGTTGGATATGTCGATCGATCCGGAGTGCAGTCGCATCACGCTGATGTGGGGCGGCCAAGTCGGCAAGACGATGCTGGCGCTGTGCGCGCAGGCATATCGCATCTCGCAGGATCCGGTTGCCCAGATCATGATGCAGCCGTCCGAGGGCGATCTGACGACGTGGCTGACCACCAAATTTAACCCGTTGGTGGAGGCAAATGCTGAGCTGGAGGCCAAGATTGCCACGCCTCGATCGCGCTCGGGCGTCAATAACACACGCATGAAGTCCTACCCTGGTGGGCATATCATGTTCTCTTGGTCGGGATCGCCTAAGACCATGCGCGGCCGGTCGGCTCCCTTTATCGTTTGCGACGAAACGGACGGCTACGATCGCGTCAAGGAGGGGCATCCGGTTTCATTGCTCTGGCAGCGTGCGGCCACCTTTGGTGACCAGCGGATGCTGTTGGAAATCTCGACGCCTACAATCAAAGGCGTTTCTTGGATCGAGTCGGCATTTGAAGCCGGCGATCAGCGTCGGTTTCATGTCGCCTGCCCAAATTGCGGCCATGTCCAGCCGTTGCGCTGGAGTTCTGTCAAATGGGGCATGGACGACGACGGCGAGCACGATCCGGCGTCTGCATATTATTTGTGTGAAAGCGGCGCGGGCTGTTGGTGGTCTGATCAGGATCGGGTTGAGGCGATCCGTGGTGCCGAGGCGGCTGGTCACGGTTGGATCGCGGCGCGGCCATTTCGGGGCCATGCATCCTATCATTTGTCTGAGCTGTATTCGTGTTTTCGATCATTGTCCGATGTGGTGCAGTCGTTTCTGGAAAAGAAACAAGCGAATGACCTTCAGACCTTCATAAACGTGTCGCTGGCAGAAACTTGGGAGGAGGAGGCGGAGTCTCTCGAGTTGGCCGATGTGATGAGTGGCGTTGAGAAGTTTGCGGCACCGGTGCCGGCTGCAGCCGGTGTTCTGACGGCCGGTGTCGACATGCAGGAGGACCGCCTCGAGTGCGAGGTCGTGGGTTGGGGCGTTGGCGAGGAGAGTTGGTCCGTTGATCAAAAGGTTATTTGGGGCGATCCCCTAAAGCCGGAGGTCTGGAATGAGTTATTTGCGTACCTTGGTGGCACCTGGCGTCATGAGAGCGGGTCAGAATTAAAGCTGGCAGCCACTTGCGTTGATACCGGCGGCTCGGGCGGCTTGACGCAGGCGGCTTATGAGCAGCTGCGCGGCAAACAACGCCGGCGGATCTTCGCGATCAAAGGCAAGGGCGGGTGGAATATGCCGATCGTGTCGGCTCCGTCGAAGTGGAAGACCGGCCGGCGCGGTCGTGCGGTCACTGGTTTCACGGTCGGGGTGGATGAGGCCAAGCTGGTCATCATCCGGCGGCTTAAAACCGAAGAGGGGGCCGGCGCTTGCCATTTTCCCGAGGGCCGTGATCCAGAATTCTTCTTGCAGCTGACCGCCGAGCGGTTGGTGACCAAGCTGGTACGCGGGTTTCCGTTCCAGAAATGGCACAAAACGCGCGAGCGCAACGAGGCGCTGGATTGTCGGGTTTATGCCTATGCCGCGCTCAAGATCGTTAACCCCAAAATCCCACGGATCGTTGCTGCGCTGAATGTCTCCTTCAAGGCTGGGGAACCGCCAGAGGAAACAGAGCCCGTCGCGGCGAAAACTAGGCAGCGAAAGAAACGGCCAACACGCGGCCGATTGCGCAGACCAAAACGCGAGGGGTGATCTACTTGCTGCAGCATTTTCCTACGATAATTCGCGCCGGCCTTAATCTCGAGAGCCGGATTCTTCCTGTTGGCGAGGTTGGGTCCGATTGGACTGTGCGTGCACACATGCGTGGTCCGGCCGAGCTGGATTTGACCGCTGTTTGGGATGGGGCGGCTTTTGTATTCTTTGTGCCTGGCGGGGAGTCTGCCAGCTGGACGGCTGGTGATTACGGGGTTTCTGTTCGCGCCTCTCTCGGGGCCAGTGTGGTGGAGCTGGACGGCGGGTCTGCCAAGATCGTCGCTGATCTGACTTCGGCTCCGGAGGGTCACGATCCTCGGGGCCATGCTGAGAAGGTCTTGGCATCGATCGAGGCGGTTCTCGA